CGGGTGCTGCTGCTCCGGGTGCTGCTGCTCCGGGTGCTGCTGCTCCGGGTGCTGCTGCTCCGGGTGCTGCTGCTCCAAGCGCTGCTGGTGCTCCGGGTGCTGCTGCTCCGGGTGCTGCTGCTCCAGGCGCTGCTGGTGCTCCAGGTGCTGCTTGTTCTTTACCGAACCCGGAATGACGCCTCTCGGCTTCACGTTTGAAAAAATAATCGTATATTATCTTTGTATTTTTTGGATCAGCTACATTGTCAGGTACTGCTAATACTGGTGATGCTACCTTACTTTGGCCGGGTAACTGTTGGTTTGTCCAAGTAGTAAGATACTCTGCTGGAGGCATTTTCCCACCATTCGCAGATTTATAATTAGTCAAGTCTCTATTAAAACTCTGCCACAACAAATTAGTCCATTTTTTTAACTCAGTCGTTTGTTCTTGTTCAGAAGCTTTAGCATCATACCCTGCTCCGAACCCTGCTCCTGAAGCCATTGTTTTTACACCAGCCCCAACTTTTTTAGCAAAATCTATAGGACCTTCGTTTACTATTATATCATTAGTTTTCATTTGTTTTTCTTATCCCACGGTTAAACTTGGAGGCATCTTGACTTCGTATGCTATTGAGAAGACGACGCTCAAGTTCAATCGCAACTTCAGCTTCGTAATTTTCTTTGATGAACTGTATTAGATTAATAGCACTTTGTATAACATTTGCAGCACGACTTTCTACAAAGTGACCTTTATCCCGGTGGGTTACTAGTGTATCAAGTTCAGCCAAAATACTTTTAGTGCGTTTTTGCAAGAAATTACTCCGTTATGTTTTATTTATCAGCATTTATATTTGCGTGCGTTTGAATTGATTCATCAACTGATTTAGCTTAGTTGATTCAGCTATAGCTGATGTTTTTGGTGTATTATTACTAACTGTACTAGAAGTTTTAATTTGATCCAATACACTAGCTGCAGTAGGTTGTCTATAATTTCCTTGATCATTAGATTCACCCTCATCTGTAATACGCATCGTTTCAATATTATACTCTAAATCAATCTTGGAACCTACTCCAGTAGAACTACGAGATTTCAAACATTGAATTTGATATTGTCCACGCTCTTTCATTGCTCGGCTTGTAAAAATACCAAACACATTGTCAGCAGTATTGATCTTACTAATACCACCTGCAATATGACTATGATTAAATTCAATTTCTTCAACAGCACTACGATTCAACTGTGATGCAGTTACCAATAATACATTTAATTCCTTAGCTAAATTACGCAACTCTTCTGCAACATACTTGTCCTTAATGAATTGATCATTAGGATTAACTTTAACTGATACTGGCATAACTAAATCTAAGTAATCAACCATAACAAAGTCAACTTTGATCCCAGTCTGAATCTGTACTTCTTTCAAATAACTACGGATATCATTGACATTACTTTGTGCGGGCAATCCTTTAACACGATATTTGCCAGATTTCTTCCCCATCATTTTTACTTTGAGACCAGTATTATCAATGTCTTTACGAATGTCCTTTGTTCCCATACTAGTTAACATAGCATCAGTTCGTAAACTAGTTAGTTCTTCACTCAATTCCAATGTAATATAAACTCCACTAAGACCGGATTGCAACCAACTCAATGCAATATTCATCATTACCAATGACTTACCTGAACCTGAACCACCAGCAAAGATATTAAGTTCTCCACGACTAAACCCACCATATAAGATTTTATCCATTTGAGGCCAACCTGTACTTACTTGCCCACCTGAATTAAAGTATTTGTTGATTCGTGCTGCCGGATCATCAAAGTAATCAGTTCCCATATCTTTAGTTAAACTAATCTGCACTGCATCTTTGATTAACTTTTCTACTGGATCATAATCACCCTTTTCAATTAAATCAGCAGATACTAAGATTGCTCGTTCAAGTTCTTTACGCCGAGTGAATCCTTCAAACTCTTCAAGAAACCAATCAGTATGCCCATCTCCCAATTCAGGAACAGTATTAAGTTCTACACCAGTAACAGCTTTAATTTGTTCTACCGTAGGCAATGTCTTATATTGATTAGTATGGTCATACATAAACTTTGCACAGGCTTTTAAACTACGATCAAAGTTTTCTGGGTTATAAATGTTTTGTACCCTAACAAAATTTTGTGCATCAGTCAACATCATTTCCAAAAATAGTTTTTGCAAATCAGGTGAATAATCCTTGGTCATACCATCCTTTTCTTTTTAAGTTCAATTTTCAAACGATTTGTTTCTTTAGCATCCAATATAGCTTTAAGTGTGAATAGTTTACCATATTTGCATACAGCTTCATTAATGTCCTTACAAGTTTCTCCCCAGACTGGGAAAGAAACTGCCCAATTATATTCCAATGCGGCATCAACTAATTTTGCTCCAGCTTTATCTTGATCAGGAACTACAATAACTTCTCTACTCAAACTATCAATAATATCAGCCTGTGATTCATTACATTCATTACCTAATATTGCTACACCATCAATACTCATTGCATCAAATGGACCTTCACATACAATAACAAACTTACTAGTAGGTAGTTGTTGATCAACATTAAACACAAAATGTGGTTCGTAGCTATTGTGATATTTTGGTTTTACTGTATCCAGAAATGTCCTGGCAGTATAACCAATTATATTTTTTTGCCAATAGAAAGGAACGATAAGCCTACGATTTAAGTTGTAAGCAGTTTCTGGTGTCCAATAGAAATCATATTTTGCAAAATCTATATTTCTATCATAAGCATATTTTACTGCTTGTTCAAAGTATTCAGGAACAGATTGTCCTTCATATTGATTTAGTAGTTGAGTAATACTTAGTGCCTGAGTAGGAAGACTGCGGGCTTTTATTACTATTTCAGTTTTTTCAACTAAGTGAGTATCTACTATAGTTTCTTTATTACGAATGGCATCAAATACTAATCTTTTTATAGTATTTTCATCAGCACCTAACCATCCTAATAATTTTCTAAATTTATAAGTTATATGTCTACTAGGCATATACCCAGTAGTAAACCTACAATTAAAACAATGATAGTTGATACCACCATTGCCTACAGGCATGAATCCTCCACGCCCTTTTCGGTCTATGCTTTCTCCGTTATGTACACAACACACTGCATTTCCGGATAACCACCCTGAAGAGCCTTGTTTTACCTTTCGGCCGGTTCTCCATAATTCAAGAGTAGTATCGGAAATGGTGGTTGACAAAATATTATTCTATAGTATATTGACTGTATATTATACAGCATTTATATAGAACAATCAAGAGAATAGGACTTGAATCAGAACTTGCGAGTATAAGCTAAGTTCCAAGAATTTTGTAAACTATCGCCTCTTTGACTATCATACCGTATAGTAACTGCATCTGTCTTTGTCATATCAAAAGTTACACCGAGTCTGGAGGTACGAGTAGTATCTAAAATTCTGTTATCAAATGCGGTACGATAGCGATATCCTGCCCTTACACTAAGCTTATCAGTTAATGGAACAATAATTCCTGGTTCAATTGCATAGTATTCAGTAGTTCCAGCCGAACTAGATAGTTTTGTACCTAGAGTAGCTTTAGTATAGACAGTACCGAACCCAAGAGTATATTTTGGAGTTAAGCTAGCTTCAAAACGGGTTGATACTGAATTACTACCGGTTACTTGAGAAGATAGTAATTGCGTACCCCAATCTAGATTATTAGTAATAGAATCTTTAAAGTTAACTAGATAGCCTGTGCCACCTGGTTTACCATTTATTCCTGAAACTGATGAGTATTCCACTGTGGTGGATCCTGCCATTGCGGTGAGTGAAGCCAATCCCAAGAGTGTTGCTGCTAATAGTTTTTTCATAATTTCCTTATTTTAAAGTTTTTACATATTCAACAAATGTTCGTTGCTGTTTAAGAGCCTGTATTGTACTAGATTTACTTTGAGAAGTCAACCCAGGTTCTAGTGTTATTCCTGCTACCTGTATACTTTTTACAAAGTCACTGTTATTTAATAACTTCATAATAGTAGTCTCAATATTTTTTACAGCAGCTAGATCAGTAGTTTGGTTACTTATAACAATCCATTTTGTTACAGGAGTTTCAATGCCAAATTCTTGAAAAGTAGGAATATGTGGTGCATTAGGATTTCTCTTAGCTGTATTAATAGCAACTATATCAATCTTTCCATCTCGTTCCTGTCCTTCAATACTAGCAAACTGCGCCCACATTGCATCTATATGACCACCTAAGACCATTGGCAAGGATTCGTTATTACCTTTGAAAAATATATCTGTTCGTGGAAATGCTATCTGATTATTCAATGTCCAACTATAAAAATGATGGGCTCCACCAAAGCCGTTCGCGCCGACGGTAATAGGATTGCCACGATAGTTGCGCCATGCATCTATATTTTTTAACGGACTGCCTTTCTTAACAACTAATGCAATTCCAGATGATCTACCTATTTGTGATATGTATTTGAAATCGTCTATATCAATTTGATCATCTAATGACATAGCATTGCACAATGCAAGTACATCAATAAAAGTTATTAAAACATCACTGGTTTTATTCTGTGCTATATATCGTAGTCCTATCTGTCCACCTGCACCTGGGCGTGTTTCTATATTGACCTGCTGTCCTAGTTCACGTTCCAGGGCAGAGTGTAGGATTCTGTTAGTAGTATCAATTATGCCTCCAGGAGTAAAAGGTATAACAATCTTAATCGGTTTCTGTGCCTGTGCGGTCAAGACCACTGATAATAACAATAATGCAATTATTTTATTAAACATATAGTCTCTTCATATTTTCCAGTAGGTGTAGGGATGCTGTCAGAATATCTAGTCACACGAACCTGACCAGGAAATCCCATCGCATCACCCAATAATTTTTCCATAGCGGTCGTCTGCTCTTGTGATATTTCTTGTTCAGTGACCATCTTATATTCTATATCATTGATACTATGCTGTATGATTTGCCATTGTAGAACTTTGGTAAACTTTGACAGTTTAAATTGATTTGCCTGAGGCCAGAACTTGCTGCCATCTGCACGAACAAACAACCCACGATTTCGTCCCATGATGCGTTTTAGTGTGGGAGTATGCCGACCACATGTACAGGGTTCACCTACTTCTGCATGATCGCCGATATCATAACGTATCATTGGCGCTGCAGAGTTGTATAAGTCGGTGACTACTACACGACCTATTTCGCCGGGTAATGTAGGAGAGCCATCTTCATTAAGTATTTCCACAATGAGATTTTCACACATGATATGGAATAGTCCGCTAATTGGACATTGTATGGCAATAGAACCAACTTCACTGCAACTGTAGTTGTCCTCAATTTCTAATCCTGCAACAGCACGTAGACGTTCACGTAGGCTGTCATGTACTGTTTCTCCGATATTTTTAACGTGTTTAAGTTCAGGTAAACTAAATCCTTTTCGTTCCCATTCACTAACAAATCCAGTTAGAACACCTGAGTGTACAATCATAATATTAGGTTGGAACTTTTCCAAATATTCTAATTGTTTTCCTATAGTCATGGATACAGGTAAAGCAATAGCAGGTCCGCTTCCATAAAGAATGGTAACAGGTCCTCCCCATGTATCTGCTTCAACGTATTCATTAAACCCTGCCCGTATGCTTGCCAACTTTCCTGAATAATCTCTATTGTACCATTGATGATCTCTTATCACATGTGCTTGCCAAAACAGAATAGTTATTCTTCCCTTAGGAAGTTTAACTGGAGTACCGGTACTACCACTTGTTTGTGCCTCACCTAATGGCAAATGATTTTTTGGAATATTCTTAGCAGCAAAGTCACCACCTGCTTTTTGAATATCCTTTTTGGTAAATGGTGTTAGTCGGGTTAAACCTTGTAAACTTAGTAGACTATTGGGAGTCAATCCATTTGCTGCTAATCTCATATTAAAATGAGGAGTGTTTTTAGCATGATGTTTTACTAATGGTAATAGTTGCCGTTCTTGTAACTTTTGGAGTTTGTCTAACTCCCACCATTGGCTTTCATCAAGTTGTTTTATTAAGTTTTCTAATTCGTTCATTTTGTAAATGTTAGTATAGGGCAAGTATTAGCAATGTCATATGTACCCACATCAATAAATTTGGCGCCTGATGGAGATATATCTAATATTTCATTACGAGTTGGGAACCAGGTAGTAGAAGTTGAATCACGATAAGGATCTAATGTTGACATTTCCTTTGGAGTCCAGGGCAGTATTGTTCTGTCAGTAAACATCTGATCAAACAATTCAGCGATTAATTTGACTGGTACTAGTGGGCCGTTCTTTGCCGCTAGATACATAGGTATTAATCGTCTGTATGCAGAGAAGTTAATAGTTGGAGTTATAGCTTCTTGTACTAATTGATCTAGTGTAATTGCAACATCAGGCCTGGTAAACATGCGACAAGCAAATACACCAGTTGGTCTTAACAAATTCTTAGTTTTATCTAGCATGAATTTAACATCATTAGGGTAAGATAGCATATTAATACTGCCGTCACCTATAATTCCAGAAAAATAGTTTTCTGGTAAATCAATAGTTAGCCAATTGCCTAATATAACTCTTTTGGTTTCGGTATTACCAGGCCATACATTTTTTATCATCATGGGTTCATTATCAACTGCAGTAACATGGACATATGCTTTAGCTAGTTGTGGAGTAACTCCCATTAATAGAATATTTGAAGTAGTGGGAATAAGACTTATGAAACAGTCTATGATTTCTTGATTTGGTTGAAGAGGGGGTCCCTGATTGCCCCAATTTTGGCTACGAGCAGCCCAGTGAGTATTTGTCATAGCAGTATTTAACTGCTATTGTTATGGTGCTAAAGATTTATCAAGATAGTAAAATTGACTTTAAGGATTAGTGACTGCTGTTATTATCCAGAAGTCAGAACTCATTGATGTATTTTGGATAACTTGATAAGGCATGTAGAAATATCCACTTGCACCCCAACCTGTGCCCCAAGAGTTGCGACAAATAAATCTGCCGCCTTGAAGTGAGTCATTATATCCTACAATGGCTACAGCATGTCCACCTAAGTATTGTTCTGTATTAATGTTTGGATAAGGCATCATACCTGTATTATTAGTTATAGGATACTCAAAACTTTCGTAAACATCAAAACCAACAACTACTGGATAACCTTGACTCAATGCTGTCTTCACTGCAGCAAAGTTAGCACACTTTTGATAAGCTGTGGCTTTTCTTTTCAGTGCATCAGTGTAGGCAGCGTTAGTAGGTTTGGTTTTAAAGCGTGAAATAAGGTAGGGCCATAAACTTTCTAATGGGGCACCTTTTTTATTAACTACCTTGATACCATCACGTATATAAGCACCACTATCTGAATTGACGGTGCCTTCTAATAAACGTTCTTCGTAATAGATAAACAAGCGACTAACATCTCTACCTTTAGCAGGATTTTGTTTACGTTGCATCAACTCAACAATACCAGCAATAGCATTTCCTGTGCATGAACCCAGTTGTCCTTGATCCTCAATAGCACTACAATATTGACGTAAGTCAATACTGCTGGGCAATGCTCCAGGTGCAGCCGCATAGATATGATCTCTTGCATCTGGTTTATCTCGCTGCCAGTGATATTTAGGTATGTTTAATCTTGAGGGACGGGGCACGTTTTATCTCTTTATATTAACTTGGGAAGTCAGTGCTTGTGGTCACACCATTGTTGCTAATAGAATGTCTTCCAGGACCACTGAAGTTTACCGCGGCCACATAGGGCAGGGAAGGTGAAACGTTTACTCCCCAATTTGAAATATCTGCTGAGGTAACTGCTACAACGGTTGAAGTGAATCCAAAAAGACCAGATTGCTCTGCTACAGTATTGCCTGCCCGTATTTGAGTATTTAGATCAGGATATGTTGACTTGGAAAAATAGAGATTGTCACCGTTTTGGGCAGACGGAACCACACCATCCAATTCATAATAAGATAGATCAGTTAGGGGATTATCACTACCCAACATCAGTCGAGTGTCTGATTCAACTCCATAAGACAGCGATGGGCTAAAGTTGTCTAGATACTTGGCAGTATTACTGATTCTAATCATAGCCAACTTACCATCAAAGCCTTGGAAGGTAGCAGGACCACGAGCACCAATGCGAATGGCATCACTATTGTTGTTAAGATTCCGAGCACCTCCTGTA